AAATATCGCCTGACAGTTTATCTATCTTGTGGCTATACATTCTAAAATCATCTATTGCACCCTTACAGCTTGGGTGGATTATGACAGATTTAAAGCCACGAATAAAGCGTATTCCTTCATTTACGCTGTTAGGCCACTTTTTAACGCCTTCCATGCGTGGAAAACCATGCCTTTGTAGGTAAGATATAGTTTTTGGTTCAGCACTATCAGCACGGCTAATATACCTATCAAAATCTGGTATAAACTTGGTAATAAAGTTGTGCGTATCGTCTATTTCTATGCCTACGCCGTAAGCTTCTTTTTCGACAAATAATGTTTCATCATATACCCAGCACTTAACCGCAACTAATGGATCAGGTCTAAATCCAAAATCTACACCTAAATATGGCCCGTCATAAGCTTCGGTAGGTTCGAACTCATCTACTTTCCATTTACTGTAAAATACTTGGCTTTCACTAACGCTTTCATAATCGCCTAACCAGACATGGTTGTACCTATCAGGGTCACGCTCTAACGCTGCTTGTGCTAATTCTAACATCGCATCGGGAACAAAAGGATTATCTGTATAGTTAACATGCACTACATTAGCCATAGAATTGTTATTAAATAGCCGTTCTACCGCGTCATCTTCTTTACGTGGATTCCAGCTAAACCACAATTCAGCGCCATCTTTACGCATTGTAGGGTCAAGTAATTCTATAGAACGGCTGGAAAGGCTTTGCGCTTCTTCACAAAAAGCTATGTCGAAACCTTCTAATGATTTAATGCTTTCTGCTGTATGATCTTGCATACCCTGAAATATAATTATTCCTGAAGCATCTACACGGTGTATTTCTGTTGCTTGTATGTCAAACAAGTGACCAACACCCATTTTTTGTATTTTATCTTCTATTAGCTGTTTAGCTGAGAATTTTAAACTGCGCTGTATTTCCCTTATACAAACAATCCTACTATTGGGATACATAATTAGACGTTCTACTACACATTCTGCAAAGAAGTGTGATTTACCAGACGCTCTACCACCCTTTGCACCTAAATATCTTGCGTCCGTTTGCAGTAAAGGCAAAGCCCATCGCGGTGTTTTAATCTGTAGGTTCAACTATTACCCGTTCAATTTTGGTAGGGGTCATAGAACCATCTGGGCTAGTATGCTCTGTTCTACTGGTTTCCTTCCACCCCATTTGAGTTTTCATAAAGAATATAATTGCTGTTAAATCACCTTCGTTAATTTTATCCATTAACTTGTCTGCTACTACATCGAACCGATTTGCCTTGCCCTTTTTATAGTGTTCCATAACCCGTTCATCACGTTCACACATTCTATAAAAGGTGGTGCGAGAAATTCCCATAAAATCAGATACTTGCTCAACTGTGAACTTTCCAGCAAGCTTTTCGATTTGTAACAATTCATCATCTGTAAACTGTTTAGGCTGCGCTGGCATATTGTGCCTTTCTTATTACTATACACCATATATAGCAGTAAATGACCCCTATGCAAAGATAGAGGCCATTAAGGGAGGAACAATTATTATGAAACTTGACTTCAAACTTCGTAATAATGCAAGCGTATCATAAATTAATAACTTTTACTATATGCTTTCGCTTCCAGATACGGGTTTAAATCTTCTTCAACTATTAATCCCATTCTTAGTAGCTTTTGTTTGCCGCTTCCAGTTACGTAGGTTTCTTCTACACCCTCTAAATTTTTAATACGTTTTGCTGCTATTTTTAGTGGGTCTAACTTCCAAATATTATCGCCTGTTAAATCGGTAAAATGCGGTTTAAGTGGCGCTATCTGTTTAGCAGCTTTCTTTAGTTCTTTAATTGTAGGCCATGTTCTTGTTTCTAAATTACCTAATACTGCTTCTTCAAAATCGTTAAACCATTCTTTGTAGTTCTTAGAAGGCGCTAAATTGTTAATAGTTTTGCAAAGAAACAAAGCTTCATCTTTCATTGCTTCAGGATTCCCAGCTACAGCCCTTGGTGCATTTAATCTAGCAAGCATTTTATTTGTTAGAATATTTATATCTTGTTCACGCATCATACTTTAACCCTATTGATTTCAAAACTTGTAACTGCACATTATTATTTTGTGGCGTCTGGTCAATTTCATCTGCCCATCGTTCTTGATTTAACCATGTTGCAGGGTATGGCACAAACTGTAAATCTTTTTCAGTCAAACTGTTTGTGTATAAAGTAGCAGAAGCAATAATATAATCAGCATCTTCTTTTTTACATGCTTTAAGCCATGCTGTTCTAGCTGCGCCCTTTCCCTTTTTTCTGGGATATGCTGCATAAAATTCATCAAACTTTGCTATATATATATTAGGTTCTATGGATGGTTCTATGGATGGTTTATCTGAACGTGGTTCAGGGGTAGGGGTGAACGTAGTGCAGGGCATGGGGTGAACGTCATTCAGGGGTGAAACGTGTTCAGGTGTTGATCTGGTGCTTTCTAAGGCCATAATATGCGGTATAGATATACTATAATCTACAGTATAGCCTGAACTACACCTTTTATGCCCAGCTTCGATTAAAACGCCGATAAGAACCATTTCTTTAATGTGCTGCCTTACAGCCCTATCGGTTAATTCTAAATCATTTGCCATGTTCTTTTTACTAGTCCAAATGCCTGAACCATCATCACTAGCCTTGTCTGCCATGTAAAGCAAAATAGCCTTTTTTGTTGGCGAACCTATCTTTTTTGTTTGTATAATAGACGAAATCTTGTTACTCATTATGTGACCTCTATGGTTGGGTATTAAAAGCCTGTATGAAATAATACCTATTTACTCTAATATTGCAAAACCCCTAATCTAACGGTTGGGGGTTTTTTTATTTGTACTGTAAATAATCGGATAGCTTTTCTGCTGTTTCATATTTAACGTTAACATCACCTTGCTGTATTTTGTACAAAGTAGGTTTTGATATACCCGATATTTCCGCAACTTTTTTAATTGCTCGATCTTGCAACATTTCCGACATGACCGATAATCTTAATATGGTTTGGTTTTCCATTTTTCACCTTTGGTTTACTATTTGTATAAATTAGCTTTACAGTATGTAATCTATCGTGTAAAGCTGGTTTTGCAATAACGGAGTAAACGACATGGATAATAAATATGGGTTAAAACACCCTGTACCACAACAAATTAGCTTATTTATAACTAAAGCAATTGCAGAAGAAACCGACAAAAATGTTAAAGAAAACAAACCTTTTACATTTAGCATTTCTGCATGTCGAATTATAGAAGAAGCTATTAAGAAAGCATGTTCTGAATTTGATGAACATGGCATTTATGCAGGCATATCAGGGGAAAAGAAAAATGACTAAAGAAATACCGACAAAACTCAAAGAACTATTAACGCAAGTAAAAATGACTGAAAAACAAGCTACGTGGGATTGTCACGGTACTTTTGTTGTTTTGCATAAAGCATTAGAACGTATTGCAGCGCACAAAAATATTGTTTTTGACCAGCCTACTATAATTGCTAGTGACGTTACAGCAAAACAGGCTGTAATGCTTGTTACTGGTCACATGGGCGAAGCTACTGAATGGTCTATAGGCGAAGCAGCGCCTTATAATAACAAAAACGGCTACCCTTTTGCTATGGCAGAAAAACGCGCAAAAGATCGCGTTATACTTAAACTTGTAGGTTTACATGGTGAAGTATACAGCCAAGACGAAGCAGAAGATTTTAATTTAACGCAATCATTAGCAGAATTAGAGCCTGAAAAAAGACGCTCAATAGAAAAATGGCGCAAAGGTTTTAGTTTTTGTGATAGGCAAATAGCATTAGATGAAGCTATAGAACAATGGCGCACTTGGCGCGACAAATACGACATACCGTCAGATGTATGCCAATACGTAGAAAACGTTATAGATGAAAAACAAATCGAACTAGGAATACAAATATGAAACTTATAACTATTGTGGGCGCATTGGGTAAAGATAGCGAGTTACGCAGTAACGAACGCGGTGAATTTATAGCGTTTTCCGTAGCCGTAAATAAAAGCTACAAAAAAGATAGTGGCGTTGATTGGTTTGGGGTTAGTTATTATAACACAAACCTACACCAGCATCTAAAAAAAGGCCAAAAGGTTGTAGTATCTGGCGAACTGTTAATAAGTGAAAAGCAATCGCCAGATGGTTCAACGCGTGTTTTTCATAATGTAAAAGCAAACCAAATAGAATTTGCAGGCAGTAAGCCAAGGCAAGAAACAGCAAATCAAAATACCAATTACACAGAAAACGCTAATCAACAAAGAAATGATTTAGAAGATGAAATCCCGTTCTAACCCACAAGTGGTAAAGGCTAATGGGCATTTATTGCCCGTTACCCAATATGATGCAGAACGTTTAGAAGATTTTAAAGAAGGGCAGGTTTTTAACGTTAGCGCAACTGGCAAAAGGTCTAATCCGCATCACAATATGTACTGGTCAGTGTTACGCAACGTATGTAAGGCAACGGGTAAATGGCCTACAGAAAAGCAGCTACACAACGAATTAAAATTTGCGTGTGGTTATTGGTCTATGCACTATAGCAGCATTTCTGGCGCATTTCTGAGGCTACCAGATAGCATTTCTTTTGAAACAATGACCCAGCAAGAATTTAATACGTATTTTGAAAGCGCAATGCAGAAACTTGCTGAAGCAATAGGGTATGATCCGACACATGACCAATTTAGCTAAAAACCCCCCATTAGGTCAAAAAGTAAAAACAAAGAAAAAAGACGCTAAATATTTACTTAAAGTACGGCAAATGCCCTGCTGCGTTTGTAAACGCTTTGGTGAAAGCCAAAATAGCCCTACAACAGCGCATCATCCAATACATGATAGATTTAGCACTGAGAAACGGCCTGATAGCACTGCTATTCCGTTATGTGAGGGGCATCATCAAGGGCTTTGGGATCAGACTAAAATAGCGATACACAAAGAACCGAAGCTGTGGCGTGAAACATACGGCGCAGATTGGATTTATTCGCCTTCTTCAGTCCATGATACCGCCATATAAAGAAATGCGCCACGATCAGGATG